ACCAAGGCTTACTTGCGTAACGGCAGATGTATCAGCGGTTGTTGAGGGTGATGTTCTGAGGGTACCCGTGGATGGCTCTGAGATTGAGTATGTAATTCGTGTTGCTATGCCTGACGGCACCGGCATAACGGAGCTTCAACTGGAGAAACAATGAGCCACCTTCGCACTCAGATTCGGCAGCGCCTGGTAACTAATCTAACCGGCCTAACTACTACAGGAAGCAATTGCTTTGACACTCGCGTTTATCCGCTTGCATCAAACAAGCTTCCCGGCATCGCTGTTTATACAAAGAGCGAATCTACTGATTATGAGACCATGTCTCCACCCAGGACTTTGCGTAAAACGCTGACCGCAGTCATTGAGATATATGTCAAAATGACCTCTACGTTTGATGAAGTTCTTGATACTATTGCGGCTGAGGTTGAGACAGCCCTTTATGGTGATTTAACACAGAATGGCTTGGCTTTTGACACGAAGATTGTGTCATTTGAGGCAGACTTTGGCGGTGATGCAGAGCAACCTTTGGGTCAAGGCATTATGGAGGTCGAGATTATTTATTCTGCGACTGAAGGAAGCCCACAGGGCTAAATATTTATTGGCTAGCTTTTAGAGGACATTAAAATGGCTACAGCTACAGGGAAAGACGGCGCAGTTTACTTGGGTACAGCACCTGGCTCAAATGAAGTGCTAGAAATACGAGATTGGTCTCTTGAGACCACCTCAGAGATCGTTAATGACACCGTTATGGGTGACACTTGGATGACCAACAAGGCCACTCAGAAGTCATGGACTGCGTCAGTTAATTGTTTCTGGGATCCTGCTAACACTACGGGCCAAGGCGCGCTAGATGAAGGAGCAGAAGTTACTCTTAACCTATTTCCAGAAGGGCAAACTAGCACCAAGACATATTGGACTGGTTCAGCAATCATTACGTCTGTCAGCAAGTCATCATCTTTTGACGGTCTTGTTGAGGCGTCGTTTAGCGCCACTGGTAACGGGTCATTGACTGAAGACACTGTCTCGTAATGTCTAAGCTAATCGATGTCGCCGTTTCTCACTTCAATAGTCGTGAAGTGAGACAGATGCAGATCCCAGAATGGGATAACGTCACTGTCTACGCCAAAAATCTGTCACTTGAAGATAAGCACAAGTGGCTGAAGCGAGCGAAAGGTGAGACTGACGAGTATCTGCTCTATGCCGTAATCTTCGGATTAGTTGACGAGAACGGCGAACAGGTTTTTGATCTTGGCGATAAGGTCAAGTTAAAAACCAATGTCGATCCAGAATTGTTGTCCAAGATAGCCAATTTTGTGCTGGAAGTTAGCGCGCCAACCGAAGAGGAGCGCGAAAAAAACTTCTAAATGATCAAGGTGATCCTACTGAAATGTATTTCATGTATCAGCTCGCGGAACACCTTGGTCAGCCACTTTCAACCATCTTTGGCATGACGGTAGATGAGTATAACCATTGGTTTACTTATCTAAAGATAAAGAACCAAAAGCTAAAGGAAGCCTCAGATGGCGCAGCAGCAAGAAGTCGTAGTAGCGAAGCTAACCGCCGTAGATGAAACTCAGGCCGCGTTTAATAGCGTCCAAAACAATATGCGGAAGATGGGCAAGGAGGCCAATCGGGCAAATCAGCAACTTAGATTTGTAAGAGGAGGCGCTGGCCAGTTAGGTCATCAAATCCAAGATATTGCTGTACAGCTTCAGATGGGAACTAATGCTCTCATTGTCTTCGGCCAGCAGGGATCTCAGATAGCATCGTTAATGGGGCCGCAGGGCGCTCTTATTGGTGCCGTTTTGGCGGTTGGCGCCGCAATCGGGGTTACGTTTCTAAACAATACAAAAAATGCCACTAACGAGCTTGAGGAGCTTAGAAGCAAAATCCTTGAGACTGTAGAAGCAACCGGAAACATTACTGAGGATTTTAGAAACTTTCTTGCATTCGCCAGGGGCAAGGAGCTAGAAAAGCAACAAGAAACCTTTGATAAAACCATCGAGCAATATGAATCTGCAGCGGCAAGGCTAACGCTTTATGAGAATAGGCTTGCCCAGGTAACTCAAGCCGAGAAAGATGGCGATGATGCCGCCCTTAGAGGTCTAAAAACAAAAGAAGAATACAATAGACTGATAGCCGATCAAGAAGGCTGGATTTCTAAGCTAAGGGTTGAGCTTGGGTTCTTAAAGGACGATCTTGATGGCGTTACTGTTGCAACGAGAGAAGACGCTCAAAGACGTATTGATGCTTCAAAACGACTTATTGAACAAGCCAATATAGAGCTTAATGCGATAGTCGATGCCAAGAAAAAGCAAGAAAAGCAAGAAGAGTTGTCAATGAAGGCTAGGCTGGCTAGCCTATCCAATCTTCACATGACAAATAATCTTGAGTTAGATGCTCTTAAAAGAGTTGATGAAGCCAAGAAAAAATCCGCTGATGAAGAAAGGGATAGGCTGGAGAAAAATACGGCCTACAGGCTTTCTGTTGCACAAACGGTTATAAATGCAGCTAATGCCGAGCTTGACGCTATTGTGCAGGCCGAGGAAAAGAAGAAGGCGGCAAAAATGCAAAGCCTTCAGCTAGATCAAATGCTGGTGCAAAATTCGCAGCAGATGGTTGGATCAATTATTCAGGATATGGATAAGCAATCAGGCGCATACAAGGCGCTGTTTGCTCTGCAACAAGCGTTGGCGATTGCCCAAACCATCATCCAGTATGAGACAGCAATTGCCCAGGCTAAGGGCCAGCTTGGAATATTTGGCCTGCCTATGGAGGCATTGTTAAGGGCGCAGCAAGTTGCTTCTGTGGCTATCATTGCCGGTCAGACCATAGCAGGATTTGAAGGCGGCGGCATGATACCGAACGGCCCAAGAGCCGGTGGCGTAGATGGCCGCGGTGGCCGTATGGCAATTGTTCACCCTAACGAGAAAATCACTGATTTAAACAAGGGCGGCGATAGCAAAGCAGTAAATATCAGCTTCAATATACAGGCTAATGACGCCGCTGGCTTTGATGAGCTTCTGGTTAAGCGCCGAGCTCTGATCGTTAACATGGTTAATAAGGCGGTTAATAACAGCGGCAGGAGGTCATTGACGTAATGGCTGATTTCCCGAGTAGTCCAGGTTTTAGGTCTGTCAGCACCAAGGTCGTTCACTACAACCTGAGAAGCGAAAGCATAAATGGCCGACTCCAGGTTCGATCTCTTGGGTCATCCAGGCGTGAGTTCACACTGACATTCCCGCCCATGACCCGAGCAGAGTTTGATCCAATCCATGACTTCATTAATGCCAAGCAGGGGTCATATACGACCTTCACTATTGACGTTCCCGACCCCGATCAGGACGCTTATGAAACTGTTACCTGCCGATTCGCTAATGATGTACAGGAATTTGGCGCAGGAGTTGATGGTCTTTATGAGTTCGAGGTTGATCTCATTGAGGAGATAGCGTGAGCCGCGGCTTATCTACCACTTGGACAAACGCTCTTGATGACAACCAGTTTCAGCTTGCGACTCTGATTGATATTGAGTTTTCAACCGTCTTAAGAATTACAGACTATGGGCAGACCTTAACCTATAACTCCAATAGTTATGCGAACAGCGCACACGTGATAGACATTGGCGATGTTAGGGAAACTGGCGCTCTGAAGGTGAACAGTATGTCAATTAGGCTAACAGGGGCCAATCAAACCTATATATCGGCATTCTTGCAAAGCGATTACATCAATACACGGCTACACGTTAGAAGGGCGTTGATAACCGGCACAAACGCGGTTGCTGATGTCTTTACCTTTTTTGACGGTCGCATCACGGGCTTTGACATTGCAGACTCAACAACGGAAAGCGCAATAACGATTGAGGCTGCTAGCTATTGGGTTGACTTTGACAAGGTTCGTTGCCGAAGGACTAACCTTAAGTCCCAGCAATCATTTTTCTCTACCGATGTTGGCTTTGAGTACGCCCACAATAAGATTAAAGATTTGCGCTGGGGGAGAAAGTCCTAATGGTTTGGG